CTAGGCTTGTGTCTCCGGATTTTCCTCCGAATCTTTTCCAATATTTTCCCGAAAAACCCTGTTGGCGGGCCGTGTAACTGTGGCCCATTCGGACCCGCGCAGGTCGAGGTAAGTGGCCGTGGTAGATGCCGTTCTGTGGCCTAGAATCGCCTGCGCAAACTCCTGGCCGTAGATGTTCGCGTATAGGCGCCCTGATAGTGAGCGGATCTCATGAAAGGTTGGAGGGCTTTCTTCGCCGCCAACCTCTGCCGAGTCGCGGTGATCGGCAAAGGCTCGCGTGAGAAGTTCTGCCCGTAGGCGCTGCCCTGGGCGAACTCGATGGGCGAATTGCCGGTGGTGAATGACGTATTCGGGTTCTTTTACGCCGCTATTGAGGCACTCGCTAATCACTTCTCCCAGTGTCTGCTCCAGATCGTCTAGGCGTAGGTCTAGGGGGAGTCGCAGGCGCATCCCCGTTTTTTCCTGGATCACATGGAAGTAGCCGCCGTTTACATCTTCCGGCTTGGCTTTGGCTAAGTCCTCGCGGCGCTGGCCGGTGATGAGTGCAAGCTTTAGGGCTGAATAGGCCCACGGTCGGCGAGTGTCTTTTTTTGCCTTTTCGAGGATGACTTTAAAGGCAATAAGCGGCAATCGTTCTCGCTTGGTTTTGAGCCCGTGAATTTTTGTGACTTCAGCTGGGTTCGTTTGAATCCAGCCGGCGGCAATTGCTTCTCGGAAGAAATCTGACAGGCGGCTTTTGACATGGGCTGCCATTCGTAATTTGCCCTGGTCGGTCCACGTTTTAATAAGTTCGCCTACTGCGAGCACGGTGATCTGTTCTAAAGGAGTGATTCCCCATTTCTTTAACGGCGCCCGCAGTAAATCTTTAACGCTCTGAATGCTTTTAGGCTTCAGCTCGCGTTTCTCCATAATCGCCATGTAGCGGTCGTACCAGTCGGCAAAGGTGCGATCGGCTGCGCCGGTGAGCCTATCAATCAGCCGGTGCGGGGAATATTGCCCGCTTGCCAGCAGATTGGCTTCAATGGCTTGTTCTATGGCGCTGCGCTTGTCTTTGCCTAGACCGTATTCTTTTCCGTCGCGCGGATCGCGCCAGGCGAAATAACCTTTACGCTCATATAAGTTGGACGGCAGGCTTCTGTTTTTTGCGGTTCGGCGGCGTCCCATTTCCCTTCTCCATAATTCTTCTAATTAGCGGTGATCGGTTTAGCTGGTCTGGTGTTGGTCGGGTAGGCACGAGCTGGCCAACCTCAACATATTTTGCATCAGGGTCTACCAGCCACTTTCGGCCAATCTTTTGCGGTGCTGGAAAGATTTGGCCGTCTCGTGCCCAGTGCCTCAAGGTCGCAAGGCAAGGGACGTGTTTGCCAAACTGCGCTTTGGCCCACTCTTCGAGCGATAGCTTCATGAGGATTTCTTTCTCGGGGTGGCATCAAAGAAAGCGCCCGGCTGTTGTTGCGCGGGCGGCGGGTTTATCGGCTGATCAGTTATGTCTCAATCCTTGCGGCCAGCTGCTCTAGCGTGCCTCCCTTGGCCAGCCACTCGCGCACCCAGCCGGGTTGCTGGCCACGGCCTGCCCACACCATCACGTCGGCAGCGCTGCTGCCCATGACGTAGAACACCTGGCGCCCGCGTAGGTGGTTGGCCGCAAGCCGGCGCTTAAAGTCTGGCGGCAACAGTGCCGCCGCTTGCTGCCCGGTGGCGGTAAGGCAAAGCTCGATCTGGTCGCTCATGCTGCAATCCTTTCCCGTTGTTTCAGCTCGGCGCGGCTCCAAGCGGCCAGATCCATGCAGTTAGCCGCAATCAACGCCTCGGCCGGGCTGGGGCTCACGCTGTTTCCCACCATGCGAACCTGCGCCGTCTTGCTGAACTTCCTGCCGTCGTGGCCGCGCTCGATGATGTAGTTCGGCGGGAAGCCCTGGCAGAGATACAGCTCGCGCGGCGTCAGCATGCGCAGGCAAATATCCACGATCACATAGGGCTCACCCTTCACCCACACGGTGACCAGAGCCAGCCTGTCGCGCGTGGTGGCGGTTGGCATTGGCTGATCCAGGCCGCTCACGTTATCGGTGCCGTAGTAGCTGATCAGGAAGCTGGCGCATTGCAGGGCGGCTTCCTCGTGCTCCTTGCTCAGCAGGTACGATGCGACGGCGTGATGCTCGGCGCCGGCGGTGATGGCCGCCATCGGCGCGTCGAACTCGCGGCCGAAGCAGTTGCGGCGCAGCGTTACCAGGTGCGCGGCCACCAGCTGCTGTTGGCTGCCGGTGGTGGTGATCGTGGTAGCCGGCTCGTCCAGGCGGCGGCCAACCGTCTGGTTGAATCCGCCGTTGGCTTGCATCAGGTAGGCGGTGGCCAGCTGCCGGTGGTTTTCCGTCAGCATGGTGCCGAGCGGCTGCTCCACGCTGGCCGGCTTGCCGCTGTAGCTCGGGCCGCCTGCGCCAACTAGCACCGCGGTAGCAAGGGCGGCATCGCCTTTGCTCGTGGTGGTGAACAGTGGTTGATTGCCTGGGCGCGGCTCGGTTTGGGCAGCGCGGCCTCCTACCCCGAGCAGAACAGGTGACGCCACCGCGAAGCTGCCGCCCTTCGGATGGGCGGTGATGGTGTTCAGCGGTTGCTCGATGTCGTGCACGCCGTTTCGGTTGCTCCAGTTGGCCAGCTCCACGATGAACGGCTTGGGATTGTTCAGCACGAACTTGTGCATGCCCTTGGCGATCCGGCGCAGCGTGGCGTCGGCCAGTGGTTTCTTGCGGGTGAAGATGGATTCGCCCAGGTTGCTGAAATCGATGTGTTCGGCGGTGGCGCGGTAGGCTTTCTGGCCGCGCTGAGGCTGCTTGAAGTGCGTGGCTGCCGGCCAGACGATGGGGCGGCCATCGCGGCGCGCGAAAAGGAAAAGTCGCTCGCGGGTGGTGGCCGCGCCGTAGTCTGCAGCATTCAGCATTTGGTATTCGACGTGATAGCCCAGCTGCTGGAGGATGTGCACGAAGCGGCGCCATGTCCGTCCGATGTGTTTCGGGTCTGGCACAAGGAATTGCTCTTGCACCGGCACGCGTTCGCCCGGTGCAGCGACCATGCCATCCAGCTTCATGACGCGCCCAGTCTGCTTGCATCGCTTGGCGATCAGCGGCCCCCACTGCTGCATTTGCTTAACGTTTTCCATGCTGATGCTGCGCGGCTTCACCTGTCCGGCCCAGCGCACCATCACCCAGCCGAGTCCCCTGATTTTCTTGCTGCGCGGTTGGCCGCCGATGGCCTGGCTGAAGTGCGTGCAGTCCGGGCTGCCGTGCAGGTGGCCAACAGGACGGCAGCGGGTAGCTTCGCGCGGGCAAACCTCGAACACGTCGGCGCAGTAGTGTTCCGTCTGCGGGTGGTTCGCCTCATGCATGCTGATGGCGTCGGCGTTGTGGTTGATGGCGATATCGACGTGCCGGCCAAGTGCCAGCTCAATGCCGGTGGACTTGCCCCCGCCGCCGGCGAACAGGTCGACGATGAGTTCGTCGGTCGTCAACAGGCTGAATTGATCTCTGACCATGGTGTATCTCGGAATGAGTCAGGCCACCGCTTGGGTGGCCTGGTTGTCCTGTTGGCGGCGGCGCTGCAGCGCTGCCTTGTAGCTGGCTTTCGCCTCTTTCTTGGTGGGCTTCCACTCGCCTTCGATCGCATCCATCCCCCAGCGGTAGCGAATGGTGCGGCGGTAGCGCCAGCGGCATTCGCTCCTGCCTTTTGTCCACTTACCGTCTTTGTAATCGCTACCGATCCAGCGCCTTTCGAATTCCACGTCCGGCACTTTGATACCCAGCCCCTCGGCAAAGGTCAGGCCGGCATCGGCATGCAGATGGTCGCGGTAGCGCTTCTGCGCACGTGTCAGCTTCGGCGGTTCCGGGCTGAACTGCGCCACGGCATCGATGCCTGCCGGCGTCACTGAAAACCACGGATTGCCACCGCTGATCGCTGTTGCTGGGTGCTCTTTCATGTAGCCCATGCCGACCAACTGCCGGCAGTAGTCCAGATCCTTGCCGCCGGCGACGAAGTGATTGCGGTACTGCCGGCCCTGGCCGTATTCGTCCAGGCCTAGGGCGTGCTGCAGTATGTGCAGTAGTGCTTTGTCCATGTCGTGCCCCCTAAAACTCAGGCCACCGCTTCGATGGCCTGGCTGAACGGTTAGCGGTGCCTCATTTAGTCCAGTCGGCAGGTGCATGTCAGTGCTCCTCGATCCAGAAAATGTTGATGGTCAGTCCGGGCGTCTCGCGCTGCAGATACGGCTTGATTCCAATGTGGTCGTGGGCTTCAAGGCCGAAGCGCAGCGAGGTGGCCTTGATGGCTTCCCACTGCGATTTGTGAGCCCACAGGTTGTAGCGCGGGAAGGGGTCAAAACTCACGCCGGCGGTGCATTCGACGCCGTCATTCTTTAGCGCCTCATCCAGGCGCGTCAGTGTGTGGGCATCTTCTATCGTTTCCGGGCGGATCGCCTCGGCCAGGCAGCGCTGGAACTGGTCCGTGCGGGTGCTGATTGCCCGGTTGATCAGTGTGTGTGCGTTGAGCAGGCTCATGTTGTCGCTTCCTTGAGCGTCTCGTAATTGGCGGTGATGTGGCGGCTGGTCATTTGGCGATCTTCAGCAGTGCGGTGATCAGCCGTGCGGTGGCGCTGGCGATGTTGCTCAGTAGTTGCATGTGGGCTGCTCCCGGTTGGGCAAAGTGTGGCGTGGGCTTAATTGGCGGACTGCTCCGGCTTCGGCGCGGTTGAGAGCGCGTCACTTACCATGTCGCGAATGTTTTTCGGGATATAGCTTCCAGTGCCATATGGTCTTGACTGGAATTTGTTGTGAACGGCTTGCAACGTGGTTATGGCTTTCTGTTGCCATCCTTCCGGTGCGCCAACGGTCAGTGGCTGGGCGGCTGCATACTCTACGCAGCGCTGTGTTTCCTGCGGATAGATCGGGCAGCTTCTATTTGCCTTCCGGCATGTATTGCACAGCGACTTGCTGGTCTCGGCAGCAGCGAGAGCGGCGTCTGCTTGCTTGCAGAATTCACACCGGTGTGCGTGGTGAGGGTCGTCAATTTGATGGCGTTCGCGCAAAACTTTCAGCGCCGCCAGCAGTTGCTGGTTTACAGGCTCGGGCTTTGGTACGGCCGTCGATTCACCGTGGTGCCAGAGGAAGGCGCAGTAGGCGGCCACGTCGCGCGGGTCGCCCTTTTCAAGGTGCTGCAGCAGGTGGGTGCGGCAGATGTTCATCCAGTCGGGCCGCATCCAATTGTTGGTGTAGCCGTACTTTTCTTGCGCGGCGGCTAGCTTGAATGCCAGCGCTTCGGCAAACAGGCCAATCAGGTTGGCCGTGTCCGCGTGAAGGTTGGCCGGGACGTAGAAGATTTTTTCTTTGGCGCGGGTGCTCATGTTGTCTCCTATCGCGGGGCGTAACCGGCGTCAGTGAGGGCGGCTTGTACGGCACTCAGCCCATGCAGCATCTGGTAGGCGCGCGTCATGCGCTCGGGCTCCGGCAGGTGCGGCTCGGTCAGGTTGTAGGCGTCCTGGTAGCCGGTGCGCTTGCAGAACTGGGCGAACTGCCACGCGGCTTCCGGGTCGATTTCCACCTGCAAGGTGATGGTTTGCTGGCTCATGCTCTAGCCTCTTTCTCGATGCGCCGGTTCTCGATCTCTCGACGGGCGGCGGCTTTGCGATTGTCCTGGGGGCTGGATCGCGGCAGGGGTTTGCCGGCCAGCTCGTTGCTGCGCAGCTCGGCGCGCATGGCGATGTAGTCGCGCTGGGGGTGGAAACGGGCTGTCATGCGTGGCGATCCTGGTGATTAGCGGCTGATGCGTTGCTCGTGGCCGTTGCAGACGACGAAGAGATTCACGTCGCTCAGGCGGTATTGCCCGCCGGGGCCGCCCTGGATGATGTACTCGCCATAACCTGGGCCAGCGGCGACGTAGACGGGGAAAAGCTGGTTCGGCTCGGTCTGGCCGTAATACTTGCTGGTGCGCTTGATCTTGGCGTAGAGCTGCTGCCCTTGGGCGGCCATGGCCTCGCGTTCGCGCTCGTACTGCTCAACCGCCGCCCGGCCTTCTTCCGTGTTCATGTCGAAGAGTTGCATGGTGCGCTCCGTTTCTGTTGTGGTGGCCGGGTCAGGCGATACGCTTGGCGAACCAGGCGAAGGGGCCGTCGTCGGTGTCGTTGATGGCAATCAGGAACCAATCGCCGCTCGGCGCTAAGGGGTTCCAGTCGCTTACGTTGGGGTCGCCTTGTTCGAAGTAGCGCTGATAAGCCGGATGCTCTTCGTCCTCGCTATCCAGCGAAACGGCGGTTGTTACGATTTGCTGTTGCCGCTTGTAGGCATTCCATGCTTCGTGATCGCCCTCTTCGAACGTGGGCAAGTCAGGGTGGTGCCAGAAGCCGTCGTTGTCGCGACAAGGGGGGATGGGCTGTAGCAGTTTGGTTGTGGTGGTCATGATGGGCTCCGGTTGGCCGCGTAGTGGCGCCTATGCGGCGACGCTCTCGCGCTGCCCGATCAGGTTCAGGTTGGCCAGCTGCATGCTGTAGTACGCCCACACGCGCTTGAGGCGGTGGCGGGCTACGGCGCTGTAGCCGGTGTGCTGGATGGCCTGCAGGTAGGTCAGGCCGTCGCGGCGCATTTCGCTGATGTCCTGGCCGAAGGTGTTGGGGTCGGTGCGCATCATGTCCACGATGCCGGCGAAGCGGTGGCGGTTGTCGCGATAGAGTGCGCTGTCCTCGATGCCTCGCCCCTGGTATTCCACCGGGCCGAAGAACGGGTTGCACCAGGCGACGACCTCGGCGGCGGGTAGGTCGTCGAGGATAGCGGCCAGCCCGTTGGCGGTTTCCACGAAATCCAGCCCGCCGATCAGCGGGACGTGGATCACGGTGCGAATGCCTTCGGCGGCCAGCAGGCCCAGCGCATCGCTGTCCACCAGGTAGGCTTTCAGCGGGACGAACACGGCGGCTCCGGTGTCGATGACGGTGTCGCCGTCGTGGTCGAGGATGTGGCCGATCATAGTGTCGAACTGGCGGCTGTCGATCTGCTGGTGGTCATTCAGCAGCTCCAGCCCCTGCACGCCCAGCGCGGTGATGCGCGAAAAGGTGCGGTTGACCGGGTCGGTGTCGATGCACTGCGGTGCGCGGGGCGAGTTGGCCGCAAGGTGCTGGGCCACCAGCGCGGTGACGCCGGACTTGAAGCAGCCGCCTTTGCCTTGCAGGGTGATGTGTGCGGTTCGTTGCATGGTGTTCTCCTGGTTACCAGTTGACGGGTTTGTCGCGTTGCTGACGGAAGTCGCCGCGCGGTGGTTGTTGGGGCTTGGCTGACGGCGCGGCGTCCGGCGGCGTGGTGGTTTGGCTTGCTTCACGGGCTGGGCCTTTCTGGCGCTTGCGCTCTCGGTAGAGTGCGTTGCGCAGTTCGTCTACGGTCATTGCCAGCCCTTCCTCGGCCAGTGTCGCCACCAGATCGGCTTGGCGTACGCCGCGCTCTAGCGCGGCTTCAATGGCGGGTAGCAGGTTGCGGAATTGGGCGGCTTTGCTGGTGGTGACGGGCGGTGCTGGCGTGGCCATGAGCCGCTCTGTCACGCGCTGTTTCCATGCTTCTTCTTCGCTCATGGCTTGCTCATTTCGTGCTCATGCTTTGCTCATGGCGTGCTCATGAGCGTCGTATTCAAAAAAATGCCGCCCCATGTCGGCGGGGCGGCTTAACGCACTACGAGGAGAAAGATGCTCAGCATCCCTCAGCGGCCGAGCCGGTTTTTCAGAGGACGGCAACTCCGGTTGCGTTAATCGGAGGCCGGCCACTGAGGGATGGCCGCTCTATGTCCCGAGCGGCGAGGGGGCGTGCTTTAGGTGCCGGTTACGGTTCCGGCGCTGGTTGGCTTCCAGCCGTCGTCGTGCCCGTCGCCGCCCTTACCATCGGGCCATGATTCAATCGGGGGCGGTCACTGGCTAAACTCCACCTTTCCGTGCGTGACATTTCACCTCCACCCGTTCGCTTCCTTTGCTCGGTCGCCTGGCCGTAGTCGCCAGTTCTTCATAACCAGCCGCTCTATGTCCCGAACGGCTAGGGTTGGCCTGCGCCCGCCGCGTCGTCTGCGGTTAAGCCCCATGGCATCGGGTCGTGTTCGCTCTCGCAGCTACTAACGGCCCGCACATCGGCGGCGTGTGCGGCATCGGTGGTTGGCCCCTGCTGGTGCGGTGCGAGGGGCGTAACACATTCTCTGGTTGTTAAAGATCTACAAGCTTTCTTGTTATTTAATCTACAAGTCACTTGTAGGTGTGTCAACAAGTATTCTTGTAAATTTACAAGTTTCCTTGTTTTGCTGTGTAGAAACCGACTGTGTTCTACTTGATGCATTCCAAATAAATTAAACAGGTGTGATATGGATGCTCATGGGCAGCCTGATCGGGCTTTGCGTTATCACGCGGTAACCGAGCGGCAAATTGACGAGATGATTGGCCTTTGCAAGGGAATCATGGCTGATGGCGCTGTGTGCCAGGGCGAGGCTGAATTCTTGCTCGGGTGGATGGAAGCGAACCGGCAGGCAATGGGTCAGTGGCCGGCATCGGTGTTGTACCCGCGTATCGCGGCAATGCTGGCGGACGGCGTATTGGATGGGGAAGAAGAGCGCGAGCTGCTCGGCTTGTTGGGTGAGGTGACGGGGTTTAATGCCCCGGCAGCAGGGGAGGCAAGCGGATCTAGTTCTATGCCGCTTTGTAAGCCGGCGCCAGCGGTTGTTTTTGAGGGTGTGTCGTTTTGCTTCACCGGCCAGTTTTACTCCGGCTCGCGGGCATGGTGCGAAGAGCAGGTTCTGTCGCGTGGAGGGGTTCCGGCGAGTGCTGTGACTAAAAAGCTTGGCTATTTAGTGATTGGTGAGGTGGGTTCGCGGGATTGGTTGCACAGTACATTTGGCACCAAGATAAAAAAAGCTATTGAATACCGCGACAAGGGTGTTGGTCTGGCAATCATTGATGAGCGGCATTGGTGTGATGCGCTGGCTTTGTATGGTGTTTGAAGCGGGTTAGGCTTGTTTGCATTTGATCTGAGCACTAGTGTGTATTAGACGCGTCAGCATATTGTCATGCATGCGTGGGCTAGCTTTGGGTGATGTTAACTTGGGCTGTACAACTGCGAGGAGCACTCATGGACAAAGGTATCTATCACGTTAGTTTTTCCTCCGCTGCAGGCAGCCACGGCGAAGGGTTAGCTGTGGTATCGGATGGTGCGGTTAACGGAGGTGATCCTGGTTACCTCTACTCTGGAAAATTCAATACCAGTGGCGACCAGCTCTCCGGCAGGCTCGCGATAAAGAGGTGGAACACCAAGATTCCTTCCGTGTTCGGTCCGCTGGGCAACTTTGAGTTGGATCTATCAGGTACTTATGTTCAAGCCAACAAATCGTTTAAGATTTCTGGTTCCGTTATAGGTCAGCCCGCAATGAATATTGTCATAGTGGGGAACTACTTGTCAGATTCCGCCTAGCACGGTGTCCAGCTAGGGCAGGGATTGGCTGTCGCCGTTCCCTGTCCGTCACGAGCAATATCGCATTTAACTATAAAAATGAGTAGTTATACGCATTTACGCTATGACTACGGGGTGGCAATATGTATGCATGACACATCTTATCCATCCATATTTCATCCAGCAGGGTGGTCTCATTCTCCCTGCTGCAATTTATGCCCAGGCTTGGGCTCGGACCGTGATCGTGAGGGCGCAGCAAGCGGCTGCGCGGAAGAAGGGTAATGCGCGTTTGAGGCCGGCGCCGCGCAAAGGCGGTTGCCTGGTTTAGCTTCTGGCTTTGTGGGGTTGTTTTGACGTGGCTGGCCGGGAGTCGGCCGCTTCTGTTTCTATTGAGCCTGCTATTTCAGGCGGTTTTTTTTTACTCGTTGCCCACCCCGGCCCCAGCTCCCATAGGTATTTCATAATCTCGTTCAGCGTTCTTCCCGCTGCTGGACGAACGGGGCCGAATTCAAAGCCGGGATATTCGCTCAGGTCCCCATCCTTTAGCCTTTGCGCTAGGGCATTTAGCGCCGTTGATAGATTGGTGATGGTGAATGGCGTGCAGGGGCCTGCGAACTTCTGCAGCTCATCGTCTGACAGGATGAGGTATTGGCGGATGCCAGGGGCCTCGAACACCACGCCGACGCATACCTTGTCGTCGCGCCATTGATTGGGCTGCCAGTAGACTAGACGGCTCTCCCCCTGAATGCGCGGCGTGCGGTTGGTTTCCGTGCGCAGGCGCTTGCTCAGTCGTTTAGCGAGATCTGTCACGGCGCAAAGCTCCTCATCAGGGTTTGGGCATTAGCCCGCTGTTGCAAGAATTTTAGTCCAGCGCGCACTTCTCCTTTTTTGAGCAGGGCGCTCCACCAGTCTTCTAGTTCTTCGCGAATTGCGGAGAGGGCATGCATGTGTTGATGCCCGTGCTCAATAATTAAGAGCGCATCTTCGTGGGCGGGCATGCCGTTCCAAGCTAAAAACGTAAGCTTATTTTGAACATAATCGAGCGCTTTTAGTTTTTTTTCATCCCAGTCCCTCCCGCCTAGGATGTCGGCGAAGTCCAGCATGCCGAATTCGTTCCGTTCAAGTGGGATAAGGTTCCCGCTATTGCTGTCTTTGTTGGCAATCCATTCGTTGAGCGCTACTGCAGCATGCAGCTGCGGCCACCGCACTAGGCGATCGGCCCAAGCGTCTGCGTCTCGCGCTTGGATCGATGGCGGTGTCTGGTCTGGCGGGTGCAGTGCCTCGGAAGCCCAGCAAGGATAGGTTTCGTCCTTGGGCCATTTGTCGTTGGGGTGTAGCTCCCGAAGACGCTCAGTGGGAACTAGCAAGATCCAAGCGCGTGGCGCGACCGCCATGCCACGCACGCGCGCAAGTAGGCGCCCAAGGAGTTCATTGGCGATGCCTTTGCTCTTGATGGGGAATGCCTTGATATAGGCATAGGTTGGGAGTTCTTGCTCGTCCATGATGACGGCCAGATGGACCCGGCTGCTGTAACCTTTTAGCACCCTGGCGGGGTGTAAGTGGTGTCCGGGCCCCAGTACCTCAAGGACGCTGCTTTCCATGCTCAGACAACAAATTCAATAGTTTGCCCACTGTTTGCGCCAGCTCGATGCTGGGGCCGCTGGACAGGAACCGCTCCATGCTGGCCATTAGCTCTCCAGGGTCGTGTGTGGGGTGTTCACGATCCAGCCAGCCTCGTTCAAGTCCAAAGCATAACTCAATATGCCGGGCTAGCCGTCCGCCGATGCCCACCTTATTGCTAAGCAACTTGCTGACTTGGGGTTCGCTGCGGTCCAGCTTGTCCGCTAGTGCCGTAACGCTGCCCTCGACCAAGTGGAAGAGTGCGGCCAGATTAGCGTGGCGGATTTGGCGGATATTGGGGGACATGCCCGAATCCTAGCCAGTAGCAGGCGGCGGCCGGAATGACGAAAATTGTCAATTTTTGTCATCTTGCTCAGTTTTATCCTGTACGGGCTGTGATTTTGGCGGCTTTATGCGTTTCGATAACTTGCTTACAGTCTCTTTGGCGGCGTGTTCATCGGCCTTTGAGCCGTCAGTAATCTGTTCTTGTGCTGCGCCTGTCGGCAGGGAGCGAAACAGAGTCTCGAAAGAATGTAGCAGCGACTCGGGTAGGCTGCTGCTTTTCCAGGCGTCTGTGATGGCATCGAAAATCGGCGCAAGTTCTTTTGGGTAGGATCTGTTGGTGCTTGTGCCGGTGGATTCGTGCGTCTTTGGAGGCTCAGAAGGGCCTTCGTCACGTGCGCCCTGACCAGTTGCTAGCCAAGTGATGTTCACGTTTGCTGCCGCAGCAATAGCGGGGGTGAGGGAGCTCGCTCGGGCGGGCTTCCCTTCTTTAGGTTCTTTGCATAGATATTGGATGGTTTGCGGTTTGCATTCTCGGCCGGTAAAAGCCGTCACCCTTCGCGCCATTTCTGATTGGCCGCCAACTCTATCCACGCAAAATCGTACTCGTTCGTAAAACTCTTCCATAAAGCCAATCCTACAAGGATTCTTGTTAAGGTTCCTTGCAAGGATTCTTGTGTTTGTGCATACTTCACTACAAGTAATCTTGTAGAGAGTCATCATGTCCAAAGACGCACTCCGAAAAGCGGTAGCAGCAGCCGGCGGCCAGTCTGAGCTAGCGCGTCGAATTTCCACTAGCGTGCGGCCAATTAAGCAGGGCCATGTTTGGTCGTGGCTCAACGAAAGTAAGGGCGAAGTGCCGCCGGCTGAATTTGTGCTGCCAATTGAAGCGGCGGTCATGAGGCGGGTCTCCCGACATGAGTTGAGGCCAGATTTATACCCAGACGAAACAAATTCACCCACCGCAGACCGTCGTCCGGTCTGAGGTTTTGCCGGTTCGTCCGGCTTTTTTTCTAACGACATGGCGGCTCGATGGCCGCCTGACTAAACGATAGGCGCAGGAGACTCGCAAATCATGCGTGCAAATTCTCACCGAACAGTAATTGGCGTGATTCGTGACGGCGTGAGCCGGTGGCGCAGGCGTGAAGGTTTGACCCGCCAGCTGGTGGCGGATCGTATTGTCGATGCGCACAACGTATGTGGCTTTGATTCCCTGACGGGCTTGGATTTTCACGCGGTAACCGGTGATGCCGACCGCGCTGATCGGGCAATGCAGACCAATAGCGAGCGCATTTGGCGGTGGCTGGATGATGAGACTAAAGAAACCACTTTGCTACCGGCAAACTTGATTCCATCGGTGCTGATGGCAATGCCTGTCGATATACGGCAAGAGGTGGTAACGGAAATTCTGGCGCCGCTCGGGTTGGTGGTTTCGCCTCATGTTTCGGAGCAGTCCGGCCAGTTGCTTGAAGTATTGATGTCGCTGGTCAAGGAAGGCGGCGAGGCGAACACCGCTTTCGCACGGCTATGCGTTGGCGCAGACACGGCGTCTGCGTCGATGGCTGCGCTGATCGATACCGACCGTGAGCTGGCCGAGGCGATGGCGGCACTGTCGCGCGCTCGCGATGAGGTGCTGCGGCGTGTCCAGTCTCTTCGAGGCGATGCCGTGAGCTTGCCGGCGCCAATGATGACCTAGTGAGGTTGGCCGCCTATGGATCGTGATTTTCAAAAGCAACGGATGCTGCACGCCGCTTGGCGGGTTAAGCGGTGCCCGGCGCGGGAAAAGGACGGTAATAAGGCGGCGTGCCTGGATGCAATCAAGATGTTTCTAGATGGGGTGGCCCGGGATGCTGGCAAGCCTGTGGGTGAAGGTAAGCGGCGATCCGAAAGCTGATGCCGCGTATGTATTGTCTCTGCCGGCGCTGCCTGAAAGACGGCGCGAGTTGGCGCGGCTGGAGCTGATATACGGCGCGGGCTACCGCTGGGATGTGGAACGGTATGTTAAGGAGGGCTGGAATGGTGGTTTTCCATCAGGGCCAGAAGGCCAGGGAGGGCGAGAGGATGCGCTGGCCTTGGTGCAGGGCAAGCGAGAAGGCGGAGGTGTAAATGCGAGTGTTGCTGAGCGAGGCCGAGCAAGGGTTGCTTGATTTGTGCCGTCCTGAGACAGAGCGCGTGTACCGCCATCTCCGGCAGCGCATGGATGTAACTAGCGCTCTTGTAGGAAACCTGCAGGCCAACAGGGTGGGTTATGGGCGGCTCGCGATCGAAGTGCAGTTCGTGCCGCCGCAAGGCAGCACAGCCGAGGCATGGAAGCCGAGTAACAGGGAGTTGCAGTGCCGGATTGATGAGCTTGTGCGAGTGGGGTTGGTTCAGCGTGTGGCGCTGCCGGACGAGCGCGGCGCAGTCAACATGCGCCAACTGGTTTTGCGGTTCCTGGCCGTGGATAGGGATTATTGCGTCCAAAATCATGAACGTGAGATGAGCGTGAGACCTGAACGTGTGGCTGAACGTGAGGGCGAAAGCTTTGAGTGGCAAGGATTTGCGGGTGAGTGGGCGAGCGATGAACGTGAGGGGGTTTTGCCGGGTGAGCGTGACATATTCTGTGATTCTGTGATCAGAGAAGAGACGAATGCGCGCGCGAGTGCAGAAGCTGACGAGTCAAGCGGGGTGAATGCTGGCGCCGGTGGTGGTGCGGGCAGGGCGCCTGCGGCGCAGTCTGCAACTGACGTGGATGCCGGCGTCCGTGGTCTGGTGCAAGCGCTGAAGGGGGCGTTAGGGCCTGATTATCGCCCGGATGCCGCATTTATCCGGGCGGCCAATGAGCTGTCGCAAGTCGTGCAAAAGCGTGCTGCGAGTGGGGCTCCCGTGGTGACCGCTGGCGAGGTTCGCATGGCAGTAGCTGAAGCGCGTGAGCGAGTGAGTGCTCGGGCGGCTTTGGCAAGTTATGCGGTCAGGATGATGGCTTCCGGTAGTCTGCTGCCTCGCCCGGCCAAGGTGGTGCCGTTACGTCCGGCGGCTCAGCCTGGTAGGGGTCCGAATGTGCTCGATGAGATGGATGAGTTCATCAAGCACTGTGAGCAAGGAGGGTGTGATGTCGTTGACGGCTGTGCGTGAAGTGTTGTCGAGCGTAAATCCAAGCCCGGGTGGTGATGGGCAGGGCGCTGCCAGGGCGATCGGGCTAGATCCGGCGGCGTTGAGGTTGGCGCGCTCTGTGGCTACGGTGTTTCAGCAGTTATTCAGCGTGCGCTGGAGCCGTGCACTTGAAAAGACTGGCCAGACGCCTGCCGATTGGTTGCGAACCTGGACAGCAAGTTTTCAGGCTGCGGGCTTGCGTGATGTCGATGTTAAAAGGGCGCTGGACCGTATCTATGCCGAGCGCTTCGAGTGGCCCCCGCTGCCGCTGGAGTTTCTGGCGCTGGCCGATGTTGTGGTCGATTTTGAGAGTGCTTTCCGCGAGGCCCAGCGTAATATGGCGGCGCGCCGCGCGGGCTTCGATCCGCAATGGAGTCATGATTTCTTGTTTTGGGCGGTGCAGCGCGAGTTCAACCCTGTGCGGTTTGTCGAGTTGCCCTATTCGCCGCAGGTGGCTAAGCAGTGGGCGAATGCGGTGCGTGGCTGGCAGTTTCGGGATTGTGGCCCGGTTCCCAAGGTCAATGCTGAGCAAATGTTACCGAGGCCGGGCGGTGCGCATAGCGCGGATGTGAGGCAGGCTGCGTTGGCTAAGATGCGCGGCGCGCTGAAGGGTGTCGATAAAGATGCGGTGCTAGCAACCGCAACGCTTTCAGTCGAACGTCTTCACGAAAAACTTGGTAAAATGTCGGACAAATAAAGCCCCGCACGACGGGGCTAGGGTCTCCTCGGACGAATTGAATTGAGGGGAAGTAGTATGCAAGTTCTGGTTAATGGTTTGCAGGTTCAAGTTAGTGTTGAAGTGGCCATCCGCCGTGCGCTGGAGTTGCTCTCCAACCCCGGTATGAAGGTGGCGAATTATTCGGTCGAGCTGCCCGGCGGCCGTGGCGATACTGATGCATTTGTCAGCCGTGCCGATGCGAAGTCTTTGCTTAAGGAGCTGCTGTTGCTTCCGGCCGAGCGGAACATCGCGCTGATGGCTCGGGTTCACGCGGATGATATTCGCAAGTTTGGCGATTACCTGGTGGAGCTGGTTTCGTTTGCTGGCCACCACATCGGCGAAGCGGGTTTGCGGTTCGGTGTTGAGGGACTGATTTATTGGGTTCGGCACTGGGCGCGCAAAGATGGATCGTTCCGTGAGTTTGGTTTGGAGTATGGCGTGGATAAGAACACGGCCGCCAAGTTCTATCGTGAGGTGATTGAGCCAGTGTTGACCGGCTGGTATGTGGCTGCGAAGGGTGCGATCGAACCGGTGGTTGCATTGGTTTATGGCGATCCACTGGAAGAGAACCAGGAGCTAGCCGCTTGACATGTTGAAAACTCACCACTAAAGTTCGTTTTGTCAGCGGGCGAATTACGTCCGCGGTTTGTGAAAGCCCGAGCTAACCCCTCGGGCTTTTGTCATTTCAGGCCCCGTGCAGCAATGCGCGGGGCTTTGTCATTTCTAGGGGCGAACAATGCTTGAGCGTGTATCTCTGAAGTCGGGCCAGCCTGTAACGATGCCGTCTGGCCGTAGTGCGGTGGTGGGCGAGTTGAAGCGCTTCGGTGTGTCGTTTGTCTACACGGACACGGATGGCGGTGAGGTGACTTTGACTCGCCGTGTCGTTCGCCGTTTGTTTCCCTGATGCCGCGCGCAGCGCCGAGTCCGTGCCGCCATCGTGGTTGCAAGGTGCTGGTGCGGGATGGGTCGGGCCTTTGTGAGCTGCATCGCAAGCAGGTGCAGAAGGAGGCGGATGAAAAGCGCGGTAGCGCGGCCAGTCGTGGTTATGACAGCAAGTGGCGCAAGGCGCGCGAAAGTTATCTGCGTGCGCATTCCCTCTGTGTCGACTGCCGGCGACGCGGCTTTATTGAGGCCGCCACGGTGGTGGATCACATCATCCCGCACAAGGGCGATCAGAAGTTGTTCTGGTCCCGGTCGAACTGGCAGCCGTTGTGCAAGCCATGCCATGACCGCAAGACGGCGACCGAGGATGGCGGTTTCGGCAACCCCCGTCGTGGGGGAGGGGGTGGGTGAAAGTCTGTGGGCAAACCTCCGCGACCAAGCGCCTAGCTTCGGATTTTTATGGAGCCCCTTTTTGAACTAGGGGGGGGTTAAGAATAGACGGCCTCTGCCGCGTTAATTGACGCGTCGGTGGCTTTTTTAATGGCCGAAAGGCCTTGGGGCGCACCATGAACGATTCCAGGCCGCCATTCGCGGTCATTCAGGGTGGGGGAGGGGCGACGCCAAAAAGCGGGGGTGATAAGCAAAATCCCACTGCCGCTAAATCGCCGTCCACGCCTCCCGGGGCTCAGCTGTCTCCGCGAGAGCGAAAGGTCTGGGATTACATCTGCGAATGCCTGCGCGAAGCCGGGCTTGAGCACATCACCTGTGGGCTGACCATCAGCATCATCTGCCGCACCTACGTCCGTTGGATCGACGCCGAGCTCAAGCTCACTGAAGTCGAGGAACAGCTGGGCGGCACCTACTTCGTCAAATCGCCTAACGGCTATGAACAGCCGCACCAGGCTTTCCATGTCGCGCGAAACTTGAAAGGGGAGCTCCTTAAATGGCTGCCGGAATCGTGCTTGACCCTCCCGTCTGTCGTGACGGCCAAGGCCAAGCTGCCGGATCTGGCGCCGCAGGACGACCTGTTCGACAGCGCCGTCGGTCACGCAAGAAACCACCCGTCAGCCGCCTCCGGCTGATACCGCCGGAAGATCAGTGGCAGGAGTGGGATGTCCGGTATGGCATCCAGGTGCTCAAGGGGGAAATCGTCGTAGGCCAGCTGACCATGCTGTCCGTCGAGCGTCACTACCGGGATCTGCAAACCGCACACAAGCGCGGTTTTTACTTTTCGCCGGCGCATGCTTGGCACTGCATTGATTTTGTTCAGGGCTGGTTCGTGCATACCACCGGCCCGCTCGGCGGCAAGCCCATCGTGCTGGATGGCTGGCAGTTGTTCTGGACTGCGGTGCTGATTGGCTGGCGAGAGGTCGACACCAACTTGCGCCGGTTTCGTACTGGCTATGAAGAGGTGGCCCGCAAGAACGGCAAATCCACCTGGATGGCGCCGATTGGCGCGTATCTCTGGATGATGGACGGCGAAGAGGGGGCGCAGGTTTACACCATCGCGACCACTCGTGCCCAGGCAATGCCGGTGTTCAAGCCCGCCTTTGCCAACGTCAAGCGCTGGGTCAGAAAGTCGCCGCGGCTTGCGAAGTCCATCAAGATTTTTGAAGGCGCCAACCAGGAAAAGATGGTGCTGTTCGGCGAGTTCGGTGAGTCGGTTTACGAGCCGCTGGCCGCCAACGCCGATAACCTCGACGGCAAAAACCCGTCCGTGGTGCTGGTCGATGAGCTGCACGCCCACAAAGACCGAGAGGTCTGGGACGTGATGATTTCGGCGCTTGGTGCTCGACTGCAACCGCTGATCAATGCCATCACCACCGCAGGTTTCATCCTGGATGGCATCTGCGTGGAGATCCGCACTTACCTGGTGAAGGTGCTGCGCGGTGAGGTGGTGGACGACCGCATGTTTGGCGTCATCTACACCGTCGACGAGGGTGATGATCCCTACGACCCTGACACCTGGGTGAAGGCGAATCCCTCTCTCGGTAGTGCCAAGACATACACCTACATGCAGGAGCAGGCCACCCGCGCCAAGGTGCTGCCGAGTGCTCGCGCCAACTTCATGACCAAAGACCTCAACGTCTTTGTCGGCGATGCCCTCAGCTGGTTCGACATGACGGTCTGGGACAAGGGTGGCAAGAAATTCGACTGGGAGATGCTCAGGGGGCGCCGCTGCTTCGGTGGGCTTGACCTGGCCAGTACCCGCGATCTGTCGGCGTACTCGCTGCTGTTCCCACCCTTGGAGGGCGACGAGGATGGCGAGTGGTATCTGCTGGTCTGGTGCTGGGTGCCTGAAGCCAAGCTGCAAGGCGATCAGGATTCGGGTTCGAGCTACGCCGAATGGGCGCGCCGCGGTCATCTATTCGTTACTGATGGAGACATCACCGACTACCGCCCGATTTACGACCACATGATGTGGACGCAAGAGGTTTTCGACATCGTTGAATGCGGGTTTGACCGGCACAACGCCAACTGGCTGGAGGGCGCGCTGATCGAGGCTGATTTTCCGTTGGTGAAGATCCCGCAAAACATCGTCGGGTTGTCGCCCGGCGCCAAGTTGGTGGAGCGCCTGGTGTATGGCAAGCGTCTGCGCCACGGGGGGCATCCTGTGTTGAGGTGGTGTGCAGGCAATACCGCCTTGATGGTAGACAGCAACGAAAACATCAAGCCAGACAAGAAGCGGTCGCAAGGCCGTATCGACCCGATTGTCTCGACGACCATTGCGGCTACGCGCGCTGTTGTCTACCTGGACGAAACGTCCATCTACGAAGAAACCGGACTCAGGACTCTCTAATGCGACTCTCACTCAAGACCCTCTGGCCTTGGTCGCGCAAAAGCGCCGACGTGCTGACGAACGACGCATTACTGGCGCGCCTGTTGGACGATTACCGCTCGAAAACGGGCATGGCCGTCACGCCTGCGACGGTGATGCGGCTCACGGCCTGCTTTGCCTGCGTGCGCAACCTCAGCGAGGACATGGCCAAGCTGCCGCTGCATCTGTACCGGCGCCGGGAGCGTGGCAAGGATCGTGCCGTCGATCATCCTCTTTACGGGCTGCTGAACGGTGCGCCGAACGACTGGCAGACCTCGTTCGAGTTCGTGCAGCTGATGCAGGCGCACATGCTGTTGCGAGGCAATGCTTACGCCCGCATCGTTCGGGCGGGAAAGCGAGTGCTGGAGCTGCTGCCGCTGGACCCGCGCCGCATGTCGGTCAAGCAGCTGGATGACTTCAGTCTCCAGTACCGCTACCAGGCGGCCAAGGGCGGCAGTGTCGATCTTGACCCGCGTGATGTGTTCCACCTGCGAGGCCTGACGCTGGACGGTGTGCGTGGAGTGACGCCTATCGAATACGCTCGCGAGGCCTTCGCGCTGGGGCTGGCCGCCGAAGAGCACGGCGCGCGGATGTTCGGCGGGCGGGTGACCGGTCCCGGCGTGCTGAAGCATCCGGGCAAGATGTCCGATCCGGCGTATGCGCGGCTCAAGGACGGCTGGAAGGAAAACGGCGGGCTGGAGAACGCCGATTCGCCGGTGATCCTGGAAGAGGGTATGACCTGGGAGTCGCTGGGCCTTAAGTTGTCCGACCTGCAGTTCCTGGAAACCCGCAAATTCCAGGTCGAGGAAATCGCCCGCCTGTACCGCATGCCGTTGCACAAGATCAACAGCATGGATAAGGCCACATTCAGCAACATCGAGCACCAGTCGCAGGAGTACGTCACCGACACGCTGCTGCCGTGGGCGCGCCGCTGGGAGCAGGGCATTGCCCGCGACCTGCTGCTGCCTGCCGAGCGTGGCCAGTATTACGCGGCTTTCCTGTTCAACAACCTGCTGCGTGGTGACGTCACGAGCCGCGGCGAGTTCTACCGCGCGCTATTCAACAACGGCGCGCTCACGCCAAACCAGATTCTGGAAATGGAAGACATGGACGGCTACGACGGCGGTGACATCCGCATGGTGCCGATGAACATGGTGCCGGTGGACATGGCGCGCGAGGTGGCGGCCAAAGCCGGCAGCAAGAAAGGAGGCGACAGTGTCGCGTAACCCGCTAGAAACCAAGTCCGCCGAAGGGGGCGGGCTGGATACCAAGGATTTCAGCTTCCAGATCAAGGCCGTCAACGATGACGGCCATTTTTCTGGTTACGCCAGTGTGTTCGACGTGGTGGACGGCGACTACGACGTCGTGGTCAAAGGCGCGTTTGCCGAATCGCTGGCTTCGTGGGAGGCGCGCAAGGCGCTGCCTGCGCTGCTGTGGCAGCACCGCCAGTCCGAGCCCATTGGCGTTTACACCAAGATGGTCGAGGACAGCGTCGGCCTCTACGTGGAAGGCCGCCTGGCGCTCAAGACGGCCCGCGGTGCCGAGGCCCACGAACTCATGAAGATGGGCGCCGTATCGGGCCTGTCCATCGGCTTTGTTTCCCGTGACGACAGCTATGACCGTGTCACCAGCGTGCGAACGCTAAAGAAGGTCGATCTGTGGGAAGTCTCAGTCGTCACGTTTCCGGCCAACGACGCGGCTCGCGTCAATGGTGTCAAAGCCCGCCAAGCCGAACAGGCCAGCGTGGTGGCTTCCCTGAACAACCTTATCCAAACCATTCGGAGTGCATGCTAATGAACGGTCAGCAACTGGTTTTCCCGGCCCATCTGGAGCGTAAGAACGCTAACCCCGGCGACCTGCCGCGCGTCATCGAAGATCTTGGCCGCGCTTTCAACGAATACAAGTCCGCCAACGATGAGCGCCTGAAGAAGGTCGAGAAAGGCGCTGCGACGGGCGACATCGAAATCAAGCTGGGCAACCTCGACAAGGCTTTGACCGAACTGGGCGACTGCAAGGCCGCCATTGACGAGCTGGTGAAAAAGTCGGCGCGTGGTGGGCTGGGTGGCAACGGCCAATCTGCTGAGCAGGCCGAGCACAAGCAGGCTTTCAACAAGTTCATCCGTAAGGGCGTTGATGATGGCTTGGCTGAGCTGGAGGCCAAGGCGCTGAATTTGGGCACCGATGAGGACGGTGGTTTTGCCGTGCCGGAAGAGTTGGATCGCAACATCATCCAGCTGCTGGGTCAGGACAACCCGATGCGTGCTATTTGCAATGTTATTCCGGTGGGTAACGAAACCTATTCCCGCTTGATCAACAAAGGCAAGGCTGGCAGCGGTTGGGTGGGTGAGACCGACGCGCGTGGCGCCACTGGCACGCCGCAACTGGCGTCCGTGGCACCGTTCTTCGGTGAAATCTATGGCAATCCCCAAGCTACCCAGAAGATGTTGGATGACGTGTTCTTCGACGCCGAGAAGTGGTTGGCCGACGAGCTGGCCATTGAGTTCTCCGAGCAGGAGAACGAGGCCTTTACGGTCGGCGACGGCGTCAAGAAGCCGAAGGGCGTTATCGCCTACGCCAACGCCGCCACCGACGACGCTACGCGCCCCATCGGCACGCTGCAATACGTGCTGTCCGGTGCTGCGGCCACGGTGACTTCGGATGCGCTGATCGATCTGGTGTACACGCTGAAGACCGGTTACCGCCGCAATGCCTCCTGGGTGCTCAACAGCATGACCCTTCCGGTTATCCGCAAGCTGAAGAATGTGGACGGCGACTATCTGTGGCGTCCGGGTCTGGATGCCGGTGAGCCGTCCACGTTGCTGGCCAAGCCGATCGTAGAAAACGACGACATGCCGGTGGTGGCGGCCGGTTCGCTGGCTATCGCCTTCGGCGACTTCAAGCGTGGCTACACCATCGCCGATGTGCGTGGTACTCGCGTGCTGCGCGACCCGTTCACCAATAAGCCGTATGTCGGCTTCTACACCACCAAGCGCGTCGGCGGCGGCGTGATGGACTCCAACGCCATCAAGCTGCTCAAGATCGCCGCAGCCTGATAACCCGTAACGCCGCCCGCCTGGCGGGCGGTTGGAGATTGAAATGATTGCAGTGAAGGTAATCGCCCCGTTCAAGTATTCGCCGGATGGTATCAGTGTGGTGGAGGTGGAAAAGGGCAAGGCAGAACTGCCGGAGGCCTTTGTTGAAATCGCCGTGGCTGAGGGCTGGATTGAACCGCCGAAAAAGGCGGGTAAGTCTTTCCGTGATCCGGTTGATCCGCCGGCGTCTGATCCGCCGCCTACTGGCGGCAACGGCGAATAACCGCCAACCCGACAAGCCCGCCCCGTGCGGGCTTTTTTCATGGAGCGCGCCATGCTGGAAAAACTCATCACCGCGCAGGATGCGGCCAGCATTGTCACGCTGGCGCAGATCAAGGCGCAGTGCCGTATCGATGCCGACATCGACGATGACGACCTTCTGCTGACCAGCTACCTGCTGGCGGCGGTAGAAAGCTGCCAGCACGAACTGGGCCGCCCGATCCTGCCGCAGGTGTGGGAGCGTGAATTCGACGACCCCGCCTTGCAGCTGGGCCTGCGTCAGGATGTGATGGCTGTTGCCAAGGTGACGGCGATCACCGCTACGTCAGAGATCGACATGGCCAGCGACGACTGGCGGCTGGCCAAAGGCTACAAGGTGATTGCCGTCGCAGGTTGGCCGTACGGCACGCAAGCGGTGCGGGTGCGCTTCACCTGCGGCGCCTGGGATGATGCCGCCGCCGTTCCGGAGCCGATCAAGCTCTGGATCATGCAACGCGTCGCCACCGCCTACGCCAACCGCGAGGCGTTTTCGAGTGGGCTGCCGCTCGCCACGTTGCCGCGCACCTTCGTGGATGGCCTGCTTGACCCGTATCGGAGCCTGCGATGATTCGCATTGCATCTGGTCAACTGCGCCATCCTGTGAAATTACGGCTGAACCGTCAGCTGCCTGGTATCGACATGGCCACCATGCCGGAGCTGGTCACCGAGATCTCGACCCGAGCCCGCATCGATGCAGTGGGCGGCTCGGTTTACCTGGGCTCGGTGCAGGTGGGCGAAGCCGTTACCCATTACCTTTACATCCGCACCCGCAAGAACATCACCGCCGAATGGGAGGTGGTCCACGGTTCGGTGGTTTACCGGGTGCGCCGCGTGGCCCCGCTGAACGATCAGCCGGAGTTCATGCGGCTGGATTGTGAGGAGTTGCGCAATGGCTGACACGCTCTCGATGCACATCAAGGGCTTTGACGAGTTCGACAGGGTCGACTTTGACAAAACCAAGGTGCGCTCTGGCTTTCGCGAGGCGGGCAAGATCGTTACCGGCCGGGCCCAGATGCTGCTGGCGCTGGGCAAGGGGCAGGATGGATATCCGACCAATCGCACCGGCGCTCTGTTGCACGCCATCAGCTTCAAGATCAGTCGGTCCGGCTTCATGGTGCGGGTAATGCCGAACATGCCGGAGGGTTCCAAAGAATACTACCCGGCCTATCTGCATTACGGTGTGCGTCAGGGGGCGCGAGTCACCAAGCTGGCGCCGGGGCAGGGGCTTGGCCGCAGTAATCGCCGGGCGCGAGGCGCCCGCGGCGAGGCGCTGGCGGCGCGCAAGGTCACTGGCTGGCGTATTGCGCCGCGTGACAACTACATCGTGGATGCGCTGCAGGATTCTGCCCAAGAGGTGGAGGGCGTGCTGGCCGCTGCTCTTGGTCGCGCCTTGCGGCCAAAATAGCCGGTGGGTGGACGATGCTGTTTGATTCAAATAGCATCCGGGGTCATCTAGTCTATCCGGAGAAATGTATGAAAGTGAGCGGTGTGAATGGCCAGTTGGAGCTGTCCGGCGATTTGCTGTTGATCAAGCGTGAGGGCTTTCTTGCCAAGGCGGCGTTTTTTGGCAAGGGCGAGAAAGCCGTCAAGATCGATGCGCTCTCTAGTGTCGAATTCAAGCAGGCGGGCTGGCTGAGTAATGGCTTTATCCACTTTGTTTTTTCCGGAAGCAGTACGCTGGATGGCAATATCGACGCAGCCAGTAAAAACGAGAATGCCGTCATATTTACCAAAAAGCAGCAGGCCGACTTCCGGGCGCTGCACGGTGAACTGCTGCAGCGGATGAGCCGCGAGTAGCCCACTCCTGCGTGATTAACCCAACCCTGCTTCGGCGGGGTTTTTTGTTGCCTGTCGCCATGAAAATCACCCCGATCATTGCCCACCTCCGTAGCTACTGCCCGTCCTTTGCCGGCCGGGTGGCGGGGTCGCTGGAGTTGGCTGCGCTGCTGGATGACAACGCGCCGCTGATGCCGCTGCCGGCGGCTTACATCGTGCCGACGCGGGAAGATCCGCAGACGCCGACCACGACGGCGCCCTACATGCAGGACCTGGAAGAAAAGTTCGACGTGGTGGTGGCGCTGGCGCCCAGCGATGAGCGCGGCCAGTCCGTGGCTGACCGCTTGCACGACCTGCGCGCCGAGCTGTGGCTGGCGCTCATTGGCTGGTCGCCGCCCGGGGGCGATCCGGTGGAGTACGACGGCGGGGCGTTGCTGATGCTCAACCGGGCGCGGGTGGTGTGGCGCTTCGGTTTCACCTCGATGTCCGTGATCGGCGGCATTCGAGCAGCTGGCGAGCCGCCGGCTACCTGGCATGACGTGGAGCGGGACGGCCTGGCCGATCTGCTGCGCGTGCACGTCGATGTCGATAACGGCCCCGCGCCGGATGGCCAGCTCGAGCATCAGCTGCAGATCACGCTGCCAGCCGCTTCAACCTGAAGGATTGACCCATGTATCTGAAACCGACTGACGGGCGGTCCGTGCCGGACCCCGCCCGGGGCGACGTGTTGCCCGCTTCCGGGCGTGAAGTGCCCGAAACCCAGTATTGGCTGCGCCGCCTTGCGGATGGCGACGTGCAGAAGGCCAAGCCGCCAACCCTCAAGAAAGGTGATCAGGAATGACCGTTCCGTTCAACACCATTCCCAGCGACATGCGTGTGCCGCTGTTCTACGCGGAAATGGACAACAGCGCGGCCAACACCGCCACGGCCGACAAGCGCACGCTGCTGCTTGGTCAGAAACTGGCTGCCGGCGGCGCGCTGGCCGGCGTGCCGCAGCTGCTGAACAACATCGCTACCGTGTGGACGCTGTTCGGCCGCGGCTCGATGTTGGCCAACATGTACGAGCGCTACATCAAGTCCGACCCGCTGGCCACCATCTGGGGCATGGCGGTGGCTGATCCGGCCGGCGCCGCTGCAGTCGGCACCATCACCCTGGGCGGTGCGGTCACCGCGGCCGGCACGCTGACGATGTACATCGACGGCCAGCGTGTGCAGGTGGCCGTGGGCGCTGCGGATACCGTGGCGGCTGTGGCGACGGCGCTGGCGGCCGCCATCACGGCCAACGCCGATCTGCCGGTGACGGCGGCCGCTGCGGCTGGCGTGGTCACCCTGACCGCGCGCTGGGCTGGGTTGACGGGTAACGGCATCCCGGCGGTGGCCAACTACTACGGCCTGGCGGGGGGTGAGTCGTTGCCGGCTGGCCTGACCTGCGCCATCGTCGATATGGCCGGTGGCGCGGGCGCCCCCGATCTGGCGGCGGCCATCACCGGCATGGGCGACGAAGAATACGACTTCATCGTCAGCCCGTATACCGACACGGCCGCGCTGGATGCCCTGAAGCTGGAAATGGGCGACAGCGCCGGCCGCTGGAGCTACCTGCGCCAGATTTACGGCCATGTCTACAGCGCGGCTCGCGGAAGCATGGCCACGCTGGTGACGCTGGGTTCTGCCCGCAACGACCAGCACTGCACCATCGCTGGCTATGAGCTGGACGTGCAGACGGCGCCGTGGGGTTTCGCCGCGGCCTATGCCGCCCGCAACGCGGTGTATCTGAAGGCTGACCCGTCCCGGCCGACGCAAAGCGGCGCGCTGGAAGGCATTCTGCCGGCGCGTGCCGGCAAGCGCTTCGCCATTTCCGAGCGCAAGACCCTGCTGAACAACGGCATTGCCACCAGCTACACCGCCGCCGATACCGTGCGCGTCGAGCGTGCCATTACCACCTACCAGAAGAATGCCTGGGGCAGCCCGGACAACAGCTACCTGGACAGCGAAACGCTGCACCTGTCGGCGGCCGTGCTGCGCCGCCTCAAGGGTGTGGTCACCAGCAAGTACGGCCGCCACAAGCTGGCCAATGACGGCACGCGCTTTGGTGCTGGTGCGCCGATCGTGACGCCGGCCATCTTCCGTGCCGAACTGGTCAGCGAGTACGCGAAGATGGAAAAAGCTGGCTGGGTGGAAAACGCCGAACTGTTTGCGGCTAACCTGATCGTGGAGCGCAACGCCGACGATCCGAACCGCCTGGATGTGCTGTATCCGCCGGACTACATCAACGGCTTGCGTGTGGTGGCGTTGCTCAACCAGTTCCGCCTGCAGTACAGCTAAGCGATAACCCCATGACAGCCCGCCGTGCGCGGGCTGTTGTCATTTCAGGAGCAGCCCATGAGCGGCAGCAAAAAAGTAGCTGGCACCTGCTACGTGAAAATCGACGGCGATCAGGTGGCCGTCACCGGTGGCGTCGAGGCGCCGCTGACCGATGTCGAGCGCGAGGCGTTCAAAACCAGTGCTGGCGTCCACTACAGCGAGACGGATGTCATCCCGTACGTGAAGCTGGAATGCGTGGTGCCGAAAGACTTCCCGCGCGAAGCCGTCACCAAGAACGACGACCTGACCATCACCGTGGAGTTTGCCAACGGCAGCGTCTACGTGCTGTCGGGTGGCTTCCTGGTGAACCCGGCGGCGCTGAAGGGCGACGACGGCAAGGTCGAGCTGGAATTCAATGGTGACAAGGGGATTTGGCAATGAGCGAAGTTCGTATTCCACTGAGCGCGCCGATCGAGGCGCATGGCGAAGAAATCAGCGAGCTGGTGCTGCGTAAGCCGCTGCCGGCCTGGGCGCGCGCCATCGGTCTGATGCCGTACCGCATGACCGAGTCGAACATCCCGGACATCAATGTCCCGGTGGCCTGCCAGTATGTCAGCAAGTGTGCCGGTGTGCCGCCCTCGTCGATTGACCAGCTGGACATTGCCGACCTCAATGCCGCGTGCTGGGCTGTGACCAATTTTTTCTGGCAGCGGGATTCGCAGACCTCGGACAGCTGAACGATCTGCTGTTTGACGTGGCGGCCTGGTGGCAAATCGACCCGTTTGTCCTGGCCGAGCGCAGCCTTGATCAGCTGATCGAGGCGCGCGACCACGCACTGCGAATCAACAAGCTCAGGCAGGAGGCCAACGATGGCTGACAAGTTTCAGCTGAAGGCGTTGATCACCGGCGTCGACAAGCTGTCGCCCACGCTGGATGGTATCCGCAAGAACGTCGCCAAGCTGCGTAAGAACCTGCGTCAGTCCGGTATGGCCGAGATCGACTTCGGCAAGGTGGCGGCCGTGACGGCGCCGCTGGTTGGGGCGGCCAAGGCGGCTATCGATTTCGAGTCGGCCATGGCCGATGTGCGCAAGGTGGTGGATTTCGACACGCCGCAGCAGTTTGCGGACATGAATAACGAAATCCGCCAGATGGCGCTGCGGCTGCCCATGGCGGCCAAGGAAATTGCGGCTATTTATGCGCAGGGTGGTTCTGCCGGCGTGGCGCGCGGCGAGCTGAAGGCCTTTGCTCAGGACGCCGTTAAAATGGGGGTGGCCTTCGGGTTCACGGCGGAGCAATCTGGTGAGCAGATGGCGGCTTGGCGTGCCGCCATGGGGTTGACGCAAGACCAGGTGCGAGGCCTGGCCGACCAGATCAACTACCTGGACGCCAAGGGCAACAGCTCGGCCAAGAATGTGGCCGAAGTTGTGACCCGGGTGGGTTCCATCGGCAAGGTGGCTGGCCTGTCGTCTAGCACCATTGCCGCCTTGTCCGCCACCATGGATGCCGTGAAGGTGCCTACCGACGTGGCCGCCACCGGGATCAAGAATTTCGTGCTCGCGCTGACGCAGGGTACGGCGGCGTCCAAGTCACAGAAAGACACGCTCAAGGCGCTGCGGCTCGATGCCGGCAAGGTTGCCAAGGCGATGCAGATGGACTCCAAGGGCACAGTGCTGGATGTGCTCAATCGCATCAAGTCGGTGGATGCATCCAAGCAGGCAGCGGTGCTGTCCGAGCTGTTCGGCAAGGAAAGCATCGAGGCCATTGCGCCGTTCATCTCCAATCTGGATCTGCTGAAAACCAACCTCAAGTTGGTGGGGGATGCCACGGGCTACGCCGGTTCCATGTCGAAGGAATTCGACGTGCGCGCCGCCACCACGGCCAATAGCCTGCAGCTGTTCTGGAACCGCGTCACCGATGTTGGCATCGCTGTCGGCAACGTGCTGCTGCCGCCACTCAACGAGTTCATGGCGATTACGGGGCCGATGATCACCGGTCTGTCGAACATGGCGGCGGCGAACCCGTGGCTGATCAAGGGGTTTCTGGGCGCTGGGGCTGCGCTGCTGGGGATGAAGCTGGCGACCATGGCGGCGATTGGGGCGCTGAACCTGTTCAATGCCGTGGCTGGCTTGTCTCCGGTGGGTATCGCCGTGCGCGTCATGGCGCTGGCTGCCGGCTTCCTGCTGTCCAACTGGAAGCAGGTTGGTCCGTTTTTCTTGCGACTGTGGGATGGCATCAAGCGTGTGGTGTCCACCGGCGTGGAGTTCATCAAGACCTATCTGGGCTGGACGCCGCTGGGCGTGGTGCTGAACAACTGGCAGCCGCTGAGCGAGTTTTTCGGGGCGTTGTGGGATGGCTTGAAGGTAGTGTTCGACGCCGGATGGCAGTTCATCAAATGGGGTTTTGAAAACTTCACCCCTCTGGGGCTGGTAATCAAGAACTGGGAGCCCATCGTGGCCTTCTTCAAGGGCATGTGGGAGAGGGTCAAGCCCTATGTCGAGCCGCTGATCAGTGCGGCGAAATGGGCCGGCAATGGGCTATCTGGCGCGGTTGGCCAGAGCCTGAATGCGGGCACCAGCATCATCAAGGGGGCGACCCAGCAGGCCAAGGCGGAGCTGACTGTGAACATCGGCAATGCGCCACCTGGCACGCGCGTCGAGCAGCCGGCCACGACCAACACCAAGCTGACGGTGAACCAGAACAACGGCCGCCGATCGCTGGCGCCGACCAGTAACTAACCCAACCCGCTTCGGCGGGTTTTTTTACGACCGGAGGCCCGACATGGGGTGGAAAGATCAGCTGCGTGAAGCCTCGTTCAAGGGCGTGCCGATCAAGTGGATCTCGCTGGAAGGCGAAAACGGCCGCCGCGTAGCCGAGCATGAATTCCCGCAGCGAGACAAGCCATGGGTGGAGGACATGGGGCGCGCCACGCGGCCCTACCGCTTCATGGCGGTGTGCTGTGGCGAGGACTGGCTTCAGCAGCTCAACACGCTGCTGGCCGTGCTGGAAGAGCCGGGTGCCGGCGAGTTGGTACACCCGCTGTTCGGGCGGGTCACGGTATATGCCAAACCGGCGCACTGGTCGCTGAATCTGGATGTCGGCGGGCGGGTGGATATCCCGTTGGAGTTCATCGAAAACGGCGATCTGCTGTTCCCGGTGCCGTTGGCCAGCACGGCGGCGCCGCTGCAAAGCGCTAGCGGAGACATGCTCACAGCCTCGCAGTCCGTGGCCGAGCAGGCGCTGGCGGCGCTGGATCTGGCGCGCGCGGTTGTCGGCGATGTGGTCACGGCGGTGATGTCGGCGATCAAGGGCGTGAGCAACGCGGTGGAGGCGGTGCTGGACTACTTCGACAGCTGGCAGTCACTGGTGAATACCGTGCTCACGCTGCCGGCCACGGCCGTGGGCAAGGTTCTCAGCATCCTGGAGTCGGTGGATCGGGCGTTCGACCGCTACGGCGATTTGACCCGCTGGGGCATCAACCAGAGCCGCGCCATGCGCGTGCTGCGGGCGCGCAGCAAGGCGCTGAGCAAGCGCAGCAACGGCACGGTGTCCACCAAGGTGGCGGCGGTGTTGGTTGGCCTGATGGCCACCGGCGTGACGGCCAATACCCTGCAGGCGGTTTCCACGTTGCCGACCAGCCGCCCCGCCGATGGAGGCAACCTGCCGGTGGCGGCCGATGTGGCCAGCCTGCGGCAGGACTTGTCGGGCTCGCTGTGGGCCATGGCGGACGGGGCCGGGTATGAGCAGGCGGCGTATCTGCTGGTGGTGCAGCGTGCGGCTGTGGCGCACCTCAACCAGGTGGAGGCCATCGGCTTGCAGTTGCAGACCTTCACGCCGCCGGCCGTCATGCCGGCGCTGGTGCTGGCCTACCGGGCGCAGGGCGACGCCTCGCTGGCGGATGAGCTGCTGAGCCGTAACAACATCGTGCATCCGCTGTTTGTGCCGGTGCAGGAATTACAGGTGACCTATGACTGATGCCGGAACGGCAGCGCTTGATCCGACGAGCCGGGTGAGCCTGACGGTAGGGGGTGATGCGTGGGAGGGCTGGACCAGTGCGGACATCACCGCCAGCCTGGATGAGCAGTGCCGGTCTTTTCAGATCGGCATCACCAGGCTGGGGCCGGGCGGCATCGACCAAGTTCCCATCCAGCACGGTGACCGCTGCCAGGTGCGCATTGGGCAGGATCTGGTGTTGACCGGTTACGTGTTCGCCACGCCCAAAGCGCATGACCCGAAGAGCACGGCATTCGGCATTGCCGGCCGTAGCCTGACGGCTGACCTGGTGGACTGCGCCGCCATCAACAAGCCGCCGCAGTTCAAGCAGCGCTCCATGCGGGCGATTGCCACAGCACTGGCGGCGCCCTATGGCGTCACCGTGGTGAGCCAGGTGGGCGACGGTGAGGTGGTGGCGGACCACACCATCCAGCCGGGGGAGACGGTTTTCGAGAGTGTCGATCGACTGCTCAAAATTGGCCGCCTGCTGTCTACCGACGACGCCGAAGGACGGCTGGTGCTGGCTTCGCCGGGGAGTGCAGGCCGGGCGACCGACCCGATTGAGGTAGGCCGCAATGCCAAGGCGGGCGACTGCAGCTTTGATTTCAGCGAATGCTTCAGCGAATACCGCGTGATCGGCCAGCACGCCACCGGCAACCACCGCCACGGCGCGGCGGCCAACGAGGTGGCCGGCACGGCAACGGACGGCCGCATCGCCCGCAAGCGGGTCAAGGTCATCACCGAGAGCGGCAACCTGACGCCGGCCATGGCCACGACCCGCGCGCAGTGGGAGCGCGATCACCGCATCAGCAAGGCTCTGACCACCAACTACGAGGTGGCCGGCTGGCGTCAGAGCGACGGCCGGCTGTGGCAGCTCAACCAAATCGTGCGCGTGATCGACCCGATTCTGGGCTTTGACCGTGACATGCTGATCGTGTCCTGCAACTACCGGCTGGACGATGGCGGTTCGGTGGTGCGCATGGTGGTGGCACCGCCGGAGGGCTATCAACCTGAGCCGCCGGACCCGGAAAAGCGCAAGAAAAACCGCAAGAAAAAGGGCGACAAGTTCGAGTACCTGTTGCCGTCTGACTGGGAGCCCAACACATGAGAGAGGCCATGCAGCGCCTGTTCGGCCTGATTGGCCGCGGGCGCGTGACGCGCGCCAACCCGGCGCCGGCCATGCAGCAGGTGCAACTGATGCTGACGGCGGACGAGCTGAAGGACGGCATGGAGCACGCCGAGCCGTTCGGATTTACCGCCTGCCCGGAGCCTGGGGCGGAGGCGCTGGCGTTGTTCCTGGGCGGCGACCGCAGCAACGGGGTGGTGATCAGCGTCAGCGATCGGCGCTACCGCGTGCGCGGGCTCCAGACCGGGGAATCGGCGGCCTACAACTCGGCCGGCCACACCATCGTGCTGTACCAGGATCGCATCGAGATCACCGCGCCGCGCATCGTGCTGAAAGCGGGCGAGGAGGTGGTGGCCGATACGCCGCTGTTTCGTGCCACCGGCCGAATCGAGGCCGCGCAAGACATCATCGACAACACCAATGGCGGCGGTAGTTCGCTGGCCGCGGTGCGCGATGCCCACAACGACCACACCCACATCGAGCACAACGGCACGGCCAACGGCCCGACCGATCCGCCCAACCTGCAGGTCTGACCATGGAAATTCTCGTTCAACTGGATGGCAAGCCGCTGGCTGCCAGCCACGCCTACACGCGCGCCATGGCAATCAGCTTGTTTACCTGGCGCCGGGCCGAACAGGGCGACCCGGCAGACGGTGATTTGCAGGGGTGGTGGGCGGAAGGGCTCGATGCCGCCTTGCCGGCCGGCATCGGCTCCCGTCTGTGGCTGCTGGCGCGCCGGCGGCTGGATGCCACCGCCCAGCATGACGCCCACGACTACACCCGCGAGGCGCTGCAGTGGTGGCTGGACAGCAAGCAGGCCAGCGCCGTGGATGTGACGGTGTCGCGCCTTGGTGATGATGGCTTGGCCATCCATGTGGTGATCACCTTGCGCAGTGGCAAGACCCTGACGGCAGACCTTTCTGACATTTGGAGCCTGACGCATGGCGTATGAAATCCCAACCCTGAGCCAGCTGACGCGCGATATCCGGGCTGATCTCGGGGCAGAAAATCCGGACGCCCTGGTGCGCTCCGACGCCGACGTGTTCGGGCGGGCGCTCGCGGCGGCGGTGCACGGCATGTACGGCTACTTGCAGTACCAGGCCAAGCAGCTGCTGCCCAGCTCTGCGGCGGAGTCCACCTTGCTGGCCTGGCAGGGGCCGTTTTACCTGCGAGGCGACAAGCCCAACGCGGCGGTGCAAAGCAGTGGCCTGGCCCGCTTCACCGGCAATGTCGGCGCGCCGGTCGATACGGCTGTCGAGCTGCAGCGCGACGATGGACGGCTGTTTGCGGTCGAAACCGGCGGCGTTGTCGGTGCCGGTGGCTATGTGGATCTGGTCATCAAGGCGGCGGCGGGCGGTTTTGATGGCGATACCGACGCCGGTGTGTGGCTCTCGCTGACTGCTGGCGTACCGGGCGTGGATGCCACGGCGCAGGTTCAGGCTGGCGGCCTGACCGGCGGGGCGGACGAAGAGGATATCGAAAGCTACCGCCAGCGAATTTTGCGGGTCACAGAGGCGGGCGCTCAGACCGGCCGCGATATCGACTGGGAAAACTGGGCGCTGGAGGTTGCCGGTGTAACCCGTGCCTGGGCGGCGCCCAGGCTGCTGGGGCTTGGCAGCATGGGGCTGTACTTCATGCGTGATGACGACGTTGACCCCTACCCGGCGCCGGCCGAGTGCGAAGCGGTGCGCCTGCACCTGGAGGCCACCGGTGCGCCGTGGGGGGAAATCTTCGCCATGGCCCCGGTGGCCAAGCCGGTGAATATCACCCTGCATATCGAGCCGGACACCCCGGCGATGCGGGCGGCGGTCACGGCTGCCTTGCGCGAAAAGATTGCCGCCGAGGCCTCGCCGGTAAAGCGTGACGCCAGCGGCCGCACGGTGCTGCCGCTGGAGGGGGTGACCATCCTGCGCAGCCATCTGGCCGAGTCGATCAGTGCCGTGCCCGGCGAGATCGACCATGTGATGACGGTCCCGGCCGGCAATGTGGTGTGCGCGGTGGGTGAGCTGGCCGAGCTGGGGGTAATCACATGGACGTAAGCGATTACGAAGATGTCCTGTGGCGGCTGCTGCCGCCCGGTCCGGCCTGGTCGCGTGACAATGCCGACCTGGCCGCGTTCGTGAAAGTAGCTGCCCGCCGCCTAGCAGCTGTGGATGCCGCTGGCCGGCAGCTGCTGGATGAGGGCAACCCCTACAAGGCCCTGGAGATGCTGCCTGACTGGGAGGCTGATTTCGGCCTGCCGGACAACTGCAGCGCCATCACGCCAGCGCTGGCGGAACGGCGTGCCTCGTTGGTGGCGCGGCTGACGGATGCCGGCGGGGTGCGTATTCCTCGCTTTGTGCAGATCGCTAAGGCGCTGGGCTATGAGGGCGTGACGACAAAGCGTCACCGTGCTCACACCTGTGAATTCACCTGTGAAGAGCCTATCAACAGCGCGGACTGGCGCTTTGTCTGGACGTTGGTGGTGCCGGATGCCGTGCGGATGGCGGAATCCACCTGTGAGTCCGGCGCCGAAGATCCGCTGCGCAGTTGGGGGAGCGCCGAATTGGCTTGTGTGATGGCGCGCGAGTGTCCGCAGCCATCTACCGTTTTAATTAGTTACGGAGCATAAACATGCAACGAGTAGGCAGTAACCGCAATCCGGCCGTCGACAAGTTCGGCGCCGGCAAAAACGGCTTCACCGCCGGCGATGCGCAAACAGGCGTGCCGGCGACCACACCGGGTTATGAATGGTTCGACGCGGTGCAGGAGGAGCTGTCTAACCTGGTTGAGGGCCTTGGTGGCGCTGTTGATCCAACCAAGCACGATCAGATCAAGACTTTGCTACTTGCTCTGCTGGCTCAGAAAGCGTCACTGGCGCAACTTCAATCTAGCGGGGCTATCACTGCGGTGGCGGGCGGCACGGCGAACGCCCTTACGGCCACCTTCGCCCCTGCGGTAACTGCACTTGCCAATCAGGCGCTGTTGGTGCGGGCCGCGGCGGCCAATACCAATGCCACGCCTACGTTTGCCCCGGACGGGGTTGCTGCTGCCACCATCGTTAAGGGCAACAACCTGCCACTGGCGCCGGGTGACATCGCGGGTGCCGGGCATTGGTTGGAGCTGACGGGCGACACGACTTTGGGTAAGTGGGTGCTGCAGAACCCGGCGACGGGGGTAACTCAAGCCAAACAGATCCAGCCAGTTACCGCTTCCGTTGCGGCAAACGCCCTGACGCTTGGGATTAACCCGACAACGCTAGATTTTCGTTCTGCCGCGCTGGCAAGCGGAACTACGAATGCAGCTGTTTCGATCAGTGCTGCGCTGTCGCTAACCGTTCCGTCAGGTGCAACGCTAGGAACCGTCAGCGGCCAGCAGGCTATGTTGGTGCTAATTGCGGCCTACAACGGCGGCACGCCGGTACTCTGCGTCGCCAACATTGCCGGCGGACTTGATCTGAGCGAAACCGGGGTAATTAGCCCGACGACGATCAGTGCTGGCTCGACCTCTGCCAGCACGATCTATTCCGCTTCTGCCGTGTCGGCAAACTCGCCGTATCGAGTAGTCGGATACGTTCAGGTCACAGAGGCGACTGCTGGAACATGGGCGACGGCTCCGGCGCTGGTGCAGGGCCAGGGTGGACAGGCACTGGCGGCACTACAGTCTTTTGGTTACGGGCAGACTTTGCAAAACCTGACCGGTAGCCGCAGCTTTGGCACGACATATTACAACACCACGAGTCGCCCAATTTTCGTTGAGGTTGCTGTGTACCTCGGCACGGGTGGCATGTCAGTTACCTTCTACAAAAATGGGCTCGCCATCGCCACCATCACCAACAACACGGCGTCAACCACATGGTATAGCTATTCAATGGCTGTGCTGCCGGGGCAGTCTTACAACGCGACGTTGTCCTCGGGTGGTCCATCTTTCAGCTGGTACGAAACGAGATAAGGAAAAAAGATGCCACATTTCCAAGACCCGGCCGGCGGCCTGTATTACCTGTCCGAACAAGACATTGCCAATGGAGGCGAGGCCTATCTTCCGATCGGTTGTGTCCTGATTAGCGACCAGGAAGCCGCAGCTTTAACGGCGCCGAGTATTAATCAAATCAGCCTTGAGAGGCTGGGGGCGATCAACGTTCGAGCTAACGAGCTGCTGGCGGAATTATCAGCGGCGTACCCCGCCGGTGAAGTGCAAAGCTGGGCGCAACAAACCAGCGAGGCGGATGCGCTTGCGGCAGATCCGGAAGCATCCGCTCCTCTACTGACCGCTATTGCCGCCGCGCGTGGCCTGGGCGTGACGGATTTGGCCGCACGGGTGCGCGCCAAGCGAGACGCCTACGCGCTGGCCAGTGGCCAAATCATCGGCCAACGCCAGGCGCTGGAAGATGCCATTAACACCGTTGATCTTGATGCAGCCGATGCTGCAGCCAGACTGGAGGCGATCCAATGGCCCGCGTAAAAATCTTGTTGCTGTGGTTTGCCGCCGCCGTTGCCGGCTTGTTTGCCGTGGTGTGGGCATTGCTGGCCGCGCTGTCCGGCAGTCCTCGCACGGTGCGGGTGGCGGTAGCGCTGGATCAGGCCGCCAATGCGGCCATTGGCGGCAGCGAAGACGAAACCATCAGCTCTCGCGCAGGCAAGGGCGCGGCACGAGGTGTGTGGCACTGGTGCCTGCTGTGCCGTGTGCTGGACTGGATCGACAAAGGCCACTGCAGTAGAAACATAGAGCCCGACGAAGGCAACCCGATTGACCCGCCCGGTGCGGGTCAACGCATTTCTAGCCCCGCCCAGCGCGGGGTTTTTTCATCTGGAGGGGGTGATATGGCAGTAACGGTTAAGCGCAAGCTTTGGTTGGCGCTGGGGGTGTTTGCCGCTGGCGTGCTGGCGTTGTTTGCAATCCGCGGCTTGGCGGGCGTCACGTTGGCAGCAGTGCTGTCCGGCCTCAGTGCCAACGCGCTGGCCTCGGCCACCGGTGCGGCCGGCAGCAAGGTGGCTGGCGTGCATGCTCCCGCCTTCGTCGGCGCGGCAGCGGGCAGCATGATGCTGTGGATCCAGCTGCGCGGCCGCCAGAAGTTCGACCGTATTGTGCTGGTGCTGGGCGCGTTTCTCGCCGCGTACTACGGCGGGCAGCTGGCCGCCGAGATCTGGCCCAGTATCGGCGCCGGCGGAGTGGGCGTTGCGGGCACTGTGTGCGCATACCTGATCGTCCCCGCGCTTGAAGCCGCGCTGGCGCTGCTGCGCGATATCGGCTGGATCAAGCGGCTGATATCGCACCGGCTGGGCGTGGACGATGTGGCGGCTGTGCCTCAATCCACAGAAGCTGGGGATAAGCCTGTGCATGGGGCAGGTGCCGGCCAGTAGCGGCACGGCTGCTGCTTGTTCGATTAAAAAATCACCAACCCGCCCTAGTGGCGGTTTTTTTCATATAAGGGGGCTTGGGTGAAGAAAGACCAGATTTTTGAGGCCATCGTCGGCCGAGAGGGCGGCTTTGTGAATAACCCCGACGACCGGGGCGGCCCGACTCGCTGGGGCGTGACGGAAAAGGTGGCGCGCGCTCACGGCTACCAGGGCGATATGCGCGAGCTGCCACGCGAAACCGCCTTGGCCATCTTTGATGCCGACTACTGGACCGGGCCGCGCTTCGACCAGGTGCATGCCGTCAGCGAGCGCATTGCTGAAGAGCTGTGCGATACCGGGGTCAATATGGGACCGGGCGTGCAGGCCAAGATGCTGCAGCGCTGGCTAAACGTGTTCAACCTGAAGGGGGTGCTATATCCCGAGCTGGTGGCCGACGGCCAAATCGGCCCGCGCACACTGGTGGCGTTGAAAGCCTTCCTGGCCAAGCGTGACTCCGAGGGCGAAGCGGTAATGGTAAGGGCGCTGAACTGTAGCCAAGGGGGGCGTTACCTTGAGCTGGCCGAGCAACGCGAAGCGAACGAGGCGTTCGTCTATGGCTGGATGCTAAGCCGTGTGGAGGTGGCGTAATGGACTGGAAGCAGATTGTTGGTGCCGTGGCGCCATGGATCGGCACCGCGCTGGGCGGTCCGTTGGGAGGGATGGCCGTGTCCGCCGTGGCGGATGCGCTCGGCCTGTCCGAGAAAACTGAGGAGGCCATTAAGCAGGCCATTTCCGGCGCGACGCCAGAGCAGATGCTGGCGATCAAGCAGGCCGACCAGCAGTTCGCGGCGCACATGCAAGAGCTGGGCTTTCAGAATATCCAGGTGCTCGCCAAACTTGCTGCCGATGACAGGGCTAACGCCCGGCAGCGTGAGATCGCCACCGGCGACAAGACGCCCCGCAATCTGGCCTATATGTTGGTCGGGGGAGCGATAGCGATCGGCGGTTTTTTGCTGTTCGGTGGACTCAAGCTTGATAGCACGTTGGCGGGTGTAGTGATTGGCTATCTATTTAATGAGTCTGGCGCCGTCACAACCTATTACTTTGGAGAGGCTAAGCAGCTGTTCAAGTCGGTGGGTGACAAGTAG